CATTTTATAGTCCTCCGTAATATTCTGGTTTAGTATCAAACATTTCAATAAATACTGTTTTACAAGTATTCGCAATAATAATTTTCATTTCGTCTCTAGGAAAACTATCAAGCATTTCAATAAAGTTAGCAGCCGCTTTAAATTGGTTGCCAGCAATAAGATGAGCAGCAGTTTCATAATCTTGCCCATCCAAAGGATCAGTTTTAAATCTTAATAAGTTATTTCTAACAGTTAATTGTTTCATGGATTATTCGTCCTCCGTGATAATTGGATCTATAATGCCTATAGCATTAGTAGTACCAGTAAGAATAGATTGGTGACCTTGACTAATACTAGTCACTTGGTCGTGTATTTCTAAAGCATTTGGTCCAATCAAATCTAAATTACTTAAAATGTTTAGATGTATCTGGATTTGATTATTCAAACTAGTGATATTATCTAAAGTCTGCATAATCATTTGGTCGTTTGTTATCATAATATAGTCCTTTTTGTTATTATTCTTATACTATAGACTAAAAATAGCGATTTGTCAATAAAAAAGACCAATAAAACAGCAATTAAAAGCGTGTAATATCAATAGGTTAGCGTAGGTGCGACAATCTGTCAACAATTAAGCGTTCTTCCGCATGAAATTATCGTCCCAACCAAATGCTTCCTTGACTAAATTTGCTGTTAATCCCTTATATTTCTTGTTCAGGACACCATCTTTTGCCCATATCAATAGTTCTGCTTCTTCCTTACTCAAACCTTCTAACATTTGAATGAACATATTATCTCTTTTCATTTGAGATAATTGTGGATTTCCACCTTCTAACAAATGGAACATTCTTTTAACTTCCATTTTCAACCAGTTATGCTCTGTGCCTACTGGAGCGTCATTCTCTTTATATGGTGGTTTACCTTCTGGTAATAACCACACACATTTTGGATCAAAGGATCCTTTTAAAAACATTCTTAATTGTGCTGTATCATATTTTCTTAATACTTCTAATTTACCTGGTTTATCTTTTTTATTATTAACTTTCATTAATATCTCATGGTAAGATAAAGCATAGGTAGCGTCATTTACTGCCATGTTAAAACTCCTCTATTTTTCCAATTAACTCTTTTAAGTCATTGTTAATTAGATATGTTAAAATACTGCCACGACTTGCAACAGTAGTATTCTTAAATGTATTATATATATCATTCTCCTTTTCGTCAGGAATGAAATCAAAATCTATCAATCGTTGATTCCTTTGGAAATTTCTTAAATGATATTCGTTGCAAAAATCTTTAGCGTCACCACCTTTCATCAATGTTTCAATCCAGTATTGCAACTTTTTTTTCATAATGGGTTTCTGTTTAATCTTATTAACAAAAGTATCGTCTGGTGATAAGAAATTAGGAATACCATCAGATGTATCTCCTCGTAAAATGTGTTCCCAAATATACTCTTGTGGATTTTCTGTTTCAATATATTTCTTTTGAATGGGTGAGTATTGTGTTATATTAGGATATTTTTGTAATTGTTGAAAGTCTTTATCACCTGATATAATAAGAATTTTTTGTTTATGTTCTTTCTTACATATCACGGCAATAATATCGTCTGCCTCAACATTATCTAATTGTACCACTTTGTATGGAAAATGTTCTCTTATTTCTTCTTTGATTGTATGGATAAGACCAAATACAGTTTCCCAATCTGTGGCGCTTTCGTCTCTACCTTCTCTACGCTTTGCTTTGTAATGTTCAAAGATATCTCTACGCCATGGAGTAGGTCCATCAATACATAAAATTATTTGTCCTGGATAATCGTTTTTAAATCTATGTACAAATCCTCTTATAGAATTTAGTATCATATGCCGTACCATATTAGGAGATAGGACATTCTTGTCCCTACTCATTGCTAATTGTACAGCGATATTACTTATCGCTATCTGGCTGTAATCTATTAATATCATTATCTACTTCACTTTCAAATTCCACAATTGCTTCATCTTTATCAACTATTTCTTTACCTGAATAATCAATAACAGAAAATTTTTTGCCTTGTGATTTTTCTACATACATCATATTATCAGTTATGTAATGAAAAGGGTGTTTAAGACCCATTTCTCTATAAATCAAACCTCTAAATGCTTCCATGAATATACCTACATCTAAAAATGTTTTCTGACCATTTTCGTCAATCTTACCTATATTCATACCTTCGTGTTGTAATGTTCCAATCATTTGTATCATAATATCATCAGCGACAGCGTCAGCATATTTTTTTGTCTGCTGTTGTTCTATCTTTTTAGAGATAGGTTCTTTCTGTTCTTTAGAAAGATTGGGTATATGTCTTCCTTCTGGAAAACTCAATATTTTCGCTGTCATAACACTACACTCGCTTTGGTTTTGTCCGTCCTGGGTTGGTACACCAATCTAATTTCCTTGGTTTCCAACGATTTCACTAGAAAAGTTAATCTTTCCTTCGTTTATTAGATATTCTCTTAAATCTGTATAACCACCAATATGCTTATCATCAATCATAATTTGAGGCATACTTCTTACTTGTTTGCCAATCATTTCAAACATTTGGTCTATGGTGACGGTATATTTACCATCACCACCTTCATACTGTTCACCTAAACTATAAGTTTCATAAGGAATATCAAGTTTATCCAATAATGCCTTTGTTTTTACACAAAATGCACAATTGGGTTTAGTGAATACTTTATACATTGTTTACTCCGTTGCAACCGCCGTCAATTCATCTATAGCGGTTTTAGCATTATTTTTTGCTATATCACTATTTATAATTTGTTTCTTCGCTTCTGCACGGATCAATTCTTCCAACTTGTTTAATTCACCAAGTGGTAATTGAAGTCCCATATACACTCTATAATGTTCATTATTAGTAATAGATATGGCAATTTTCCATTGTTCCCAACCTTGAACTTTGGTCTGTTTAATCATATTAACAATCGTAGATTGTGCTTCTGATGAAACAACGGTATTACTGTCTTGTCCTATTTCTTGTATAAACACACTAGCATTCTTGTTCATTTCGCCATGTAATATATCAGCTAAATCTGCCTTTGCTATCATGGTTGCTTTGTCCATTGCTAATTGTAAATCAGGACTTGTTGCAACACCTACACCATATAGGTAGAACTTATCCTTTTTATTCAGAAGACCTTTGTTACCTGTCTTCTCTACAAACCATTTTGGTACTTCTTCAAGCATACCTGATTTGGTTTCTCCTTCATGTTCAATCTTAACTGTCTTAGCACAGCTAATTGTCAAAAAAGAGATTAGTATTAAAAGTATTATATTTTTCATTTAATCACCTCTCTTATAAACTCTATTGAGTAATACCAAATGTCATAAGCAACATTTGGATTATGATAGACAATAAAACCACCTATTATCATACCAAAAATTAATTTAATCATCCGTCCCTCCATGTGCCGTCTTCATTTAAACATATCTTATTAGGTATTCTAAAAAGATTGTCTCCTTTAACATAACGGCAGTATTCAGGCACACTAACTCCATTATAATAAAAGGCAGCAAATAACTGCCAATACCCAGGTTGTCCTGGAATTTCTCCGTCTCTACATATCATTTTTCTACTTACTTCGTTTTCCAAACTCTCATCATAGATTACTTCTATAACACAATGTAGTTTTTCTTTATCAACTTCTTTTCCTTCTGCACCATAACTAAAGACAAGAATTGCCATTATCAATGTTAAAAACATTAATATTAATATATTATTTTTGTTGTTCATAATACCCTTGCTACTATTTTCCATCTACCATCAGGCATTTGACATGCTGTACCGTGTTCTGTACTTCTATCTAAAGAACCTATACCATTTAGCGGCCAAGCGTCTTGTATATTAACCGTACTCGTATAATCAGCACATTTAATACCCTTTACAATATAACTCCTTGTCACTTTAATGTCTCCTTTATTACCTGAAGAAGGATTATGCCATAGTAAATAACTAGATTTACCTGATGGCATATTGTTTAAATGGTCTACAAACGCCGTAGCGTGTATTGTTCTATCACTCATTGAACCACAACCAATTAGTAAAAATAATAATGGTATACTAAAGTAGCGCATCCAATTCCTGTTTAGTAATTGTATCTTCTTGTTTAGTTTCACCAACAGGATCCAGATAATCTTTCAATATCGTATCATCTTCCTTATCAGTATTCTTTGCTGGCCATTTTTTCGTACCTTCCCAACATTGTGCTAAACTCTCCCAATTAACAGCATGTGGTAAATTTAATGTACCCATTTCTCTTAAATATTTTGCCTTTTGTTTACCATTTTTATAAGTATGAAATTCTTTTAAAATGTCTGGCATGGTTAACATATTTTCCATCATTGCTTGTTTATTCATTTTCGCCATAATCTATCCTCTATTTGCACTCGTTGTTTTTATAATTATCAGGTTGAAGTGAGCACTTATACTCCAAGTCTGATTTCTGCCTTAAATCTGCCGCTATACCATCTAGCATGGCAGGTAAGTATTTCTGAAATATGTTTATTAACTCAATAGCATTTGTATGGACAAGTCTGGAGATTTCTGCCTCC